AAATCCTCCGCTGCCATCACTACTGTAACTTTCGCCATTCCTGTTCTCCTGCCAATCGTTGCCCAAATAACCAGCGTCAGCGCCAAACAATTTTAAAACAACAGGCTCACCACCGTCAAACGACATATCGTTTAACGTGCTACGAACCATTTTATGGAAATCTTGATTGGCGAACCTTGTCTTCTCTTGTATTAATGCCTGCTTGACAAGCCTATTAGTCTGAGCGGCACTTAGACCCTTCTCCGATGCATCAGCTTTCGCCTTCTGCTCAGCTTTTGCCATCCGTCTGTTGAAAAGCTCCTGATCTTCTTTGGTTCTTGGTTTGAAGTTATCAATCAAAAATCCGAAATTTATTAATCTAACACCGTCTGGAGTCGATATTGGATTGTAATCGCCATGACCAGATAGCAATTTCATCCTTTCTGCTATCTCGTTGATTTCTCTATAGCTTAGTGGTCTTCCAATCTCTATCTGGGCACCGTTTGCTTTTGGCCTAGACAAACCTTTCTTGAAAAAGGGTCTGTGCCAGCCGACACCTTCTTGTTTCATCAAGATTCCACGGACGGCAGAGTATGCGTTGATTAACTCTACAGACCCTGGCTCTAGCTCTCCTATCTCTTCGCCTTTGTATTTTCTTGGAGCAGCTATTTGTGTTTGTGTTCCAGGGCTAACACGGCCTTCATAGTATCCTGGTGCCTCAAAATCCCCTGGAGATAGCACACCAAGCTCTTTTGCTACGATGTCTCTTCCGTCTTCATCCAAGAAGGCTTTTGAGATGTCCACATGATATTGATTTAGAACCTTAAACGGAGCTTGAAATGCCTCCGGCATGTGTCCTGTTTTAGCACCAGGAATACTCTCCCAGCTAATCTGTGCTAAAGAGCTTTCTATTGCATCCTTATAATCAAACTTTGCTTCTGTCTTTTCTTCCAGCGTTGGATCGTGCTTCATTCCCTGCTCGAACCAAATAGCCCTGTGGCCCTCTGGGTTGTCTATGACTCTAACCTTGTCACCGTTCTTGATCTCATAGTGCATGAAACCTTTCCGGGTAGAGATCTCCTCAGTCTTCTTCTTGACCGGCTTGCTTTCCATGCGTGACTTCTGAGCCACCCAGATCGCCGCCTGTACCTGTTGCGGCTCCCAACCTAAGCGATCACCAAGCTTTTTGATTTCGTTCTCTACAAACGTGTACTGCGCGTCTGTGGGTGCGTCACCTTTGAACCCAAAGGCTCGCATCATCCACAGGTCAACCGTGGCACCCTGTATTCGTTGAGGATCGACTACCCTCATTAAATTGTTGTAGAAATTATTAGTCTTCCTACCTTCCCACTTCCGCCCAGCAAACACGTCCTCAAGATTCTTACTGGCAGTCTGTGTGAACATGCCAGTTTTAACTGGCTGACCAGCTTTGTTTTGATAGTAAGCTTGTAAGGCGTACTGCATGTTTGATGGAACAGGCGTCTGTGGTGATGTGATCGCTATGGCTTGTATCAGCTTCTCTGCTTCAGCCTTGTCACCATCCACAAGATCTAGTATTTCCTGACCGCTGCGCTCATACCAGAATCGACCAGGCTCGCCCTCTCTAGCCAAACCCTCTACCAAACGGCGCATAGCACCGAGCTTTTGTGGTGAGTCTAAGCCTTCCGGGGCACCAACGTATTGACCACTCTTTTTGCGCTTAGACATGACAAAATCGTCTAAACGCTTTTCTGCGCCAACCGTTGGCTTTGGAGTTATTTCTAGATCGCGTGTAAGCCTGCCAGCCTTTTCCAAACGATACGGTGTTCTGACAACGGACTGTCGTTTGCCATCGATCACATCCCGGCTACCGATCTGACCAGAGTTGATCTTGTTGATCATGTCCTCGAACGAGGTGAATCCAGATCCAGAGAAAGCGTTGTTGAGTCTCTCGAAGAATTGCTTTATCTTGTTCACCACAGATCGAGGCTTACCGCCAAACATCCTGGCATCCGCCAAGCCATCCCTCACCAACTCAGCCACCGACTCTTCTACAATAGAGGCATCGCTCAGTGCTTCCGTGCTATATGTCTGCTTCGCCCACTCAAGATAGGTTCTGCCATCTTGCCTTCTCTTGTTCTTGGCTAGATTAGATAGCAACCTCCACTCGTTTTGCTTGAAGACATCAAGCTGCCTAAGAGCGTGTACGATTTCGTGATCTAAAACACTGATCATCTCGTTGGCGACTTGCTCTGGCGTTGCATCAGGACGCTGAGACTTAATGCGGTCAATGCCTAAAAAGATCTCCCCCATGTTTGGCGAGTAAAACCCTTGCACCTCTTGGTCTAGGTCATCTCTTACAAAGGCGACTTTGTCTCCTTGTCCGTATAGCTCAGAGTCTTCAGGCTTTAGCTTGTCTATTGGTACAGCTTTGATCCCGTAAACAAGGTTGCCGTTACTATCCCTAGCAACGCTTCTGAGGGCATGATCGACATTTACAGCGACATCGCCTAAGCCATACTGCTTCATCTGATCAGAAAGCTTCTTGCTCAGATCATTTAGTAGCGCATCGGCAGACTCATCTACAGCGACAACACCAGGGATGGCATCAGTGGTTACCGCCTCATCGTCAGCCCTAGAAAGAACGGGATCGTCTAGGTCTGTTGGGAAAAGATCTGATGAACCCTTTTCAGTTACGGTAAATAACCGATTAGCACCAGAACCTTCTGCGGTAATAGATCCTCGATCCATCAAGCCTTGAACAATTTGTTGCTCTTCTTCGACGGTTCGACCGCTAGTTTCCGATAGTTCCTGTAGGTTTATGCCTGCTGATAAATCTATGTTTTCCAGTGTGTCTCTAGATATGTCATCAAGATCGGGCGCTTCTACCCTGGTCTCTTCGATGTCTTCTGACTTCAAGTCAGCGAGTTCTAAAGCCCCTTGCTCACGGAGATCTTGTCTGAGAGATTCAAGCTTTTTCTGCCCACTCTTTTTGTTGAGATCTATCTGAGCAACTGCTGCAACTTCTATGTCAGTGGCATTTGGGTTGGCGTTCAGCAATTCACTCGCAGAGCTAAACTGAATCGCGGTGTAGTTAGGCAACCTGAGATCAGGGAGTTTTGTGGGTTTCTCGAAGGTGGGTAGATCACTAAGTCGATAATGGAAGAGATTGATTTCGCCTTTTGTAAGATCAGCAAGCTTGCGGTTGCTAGATGCAGGGACGCCGATAAATTTTTCCATCAAAAACCTAAGCTCTTTAGAGCCTAGTTTTGCTGCTATATTCTTCCTTTCGAGCAGCGTTTTGATTTCATCAACAGTGCGCTTGCGGCGTTCAGGACTGAGCAGTTCAAACTTATCACCGAGAGCGATCTTAGCGTCTTCTATAGAATGGGTAACGTCCTCTGACAGACCTTGACTCAAACGCTTCGCGTTAATCTTCTGCGATGGGGTGTAGTCGCTCTTCTTAACACCCTCTTCTTCTAACTGCCTAACGCTCTTCTGTGGGGCAAAGCCTTCTGCCTCGTCAGCTTCAGCAGCAGTGTCTATCTGTGCAGAGGTGACCCGACCAAAGGACGGTGAGTTAGCTCGTAGCCCGATATCTAAAAGCTTTCTTGTTTGCTCTTTGTCATAGGACTCTGGGCTTATCTCCAAGCGGTCAATCAAAGACTTGGTGATATTTTTAGATTCGACAATCTCGTTGAGATGATCAGCAAGCTCGATGGCCTCCTCTTTTCTTAGAGTGACCCCGTGCCTGTTACCATCGATATCTAATACTTCGTACTCAAAATCACCATCGTCTTTCGCGGTAGCGGTAAACCTGTTGCCGACAAACGGGAAATTTGCGCCTTCGACTCCAGCTATCTTTTGAGCATAGTCGTACATGTTTTGACGGACAGCTATACGAGCAGCTTGCTCTGGGGTTGCTGCCCTTTCAGGAATAGTTTGGAACAGTGGCGGTGGTGCATCCTCATCCTTTTCTATAGTCTCTGGATTAGGACGCTCAGTCGGCTCTATGATTGTTGGATCTAATCGGCCCTGCTCGACCAAGGTTAGGTCGCGCTCTGCCATCTCTACAGCTTTTTGATGATTCTGACGTTCTTGTTGTTCATGCTCTAAAACAGCCTCCATCCGCTGCTTTCTAGCCTTTCCAACAAACGCACTAGTGACTATGTCAGCGCCAGCACCGATAGTTGCACCCACAGTGAAGTCATCAAGCAATGACTCGCCTGCTGGTAGATTCTCGTTGTATATCCTGCGCTCGATAGCGTCTTGTGCGAGGGAGGCTACCACTTCCTGGGTGCCCTCTATCGATCCTGTCTTCAGAGCAGACGTGATGGCGTCTCTTACGCCCTCGATCTGTTGCGGACTCATGTCTTTTTTAGACAGTCTGCTGAGTAAGCGGTTTACGGTGATTAACTCAGTGGCACCTACACCAGCACCCAATATGATCGCTGCATCTTCATCAGCCTCAGACACATCGATACCTGCCTGCCTGGCAGCTTCGATCCTTTGCGCCTGTTCTCCAGCGCCAGTGCCGACTGCTAACGCGCCAGTGCTTGCAGCTTTAGCCGCTGCTGCACCTTTGCCTGCCAGGCCAAGTAGTTTCACGAACCCAGCCGGGCCAAAGAACGATGCAAAAGATCCAACGCCCTCACCAAGCTTTGTTGACCAAAGGTCTTGATACGCTTCGTCTGCTCCGAGAGCACCTTGAACCGCTCTACGCCCGTCTCTAGCAAACGACACCATAGCGTTGGCGTCACCTGAATCGATTGCTTCCTGGAACCCAGCTACATTAGTGGCTGCATCGCCTAGCTCAGCAAGACCTTCAGCAGAACTTAGGTATGAGTTAGCAAACCCCCTAGGGATTGCTTTGAAGAACTCGCCCACACCACCAAGCACAGAAACATCTTCTTGAGGAGGGGCAAACGGATCTTCTTGCTGCTGTTCTGCCGCTTGAAAAGGATCTGGTTCTTCTTCAACCACACCTAGAGAGCGGACGCGCCTAAGCTCTCTTGCAAGGATAATCGCGTCCTCAGTGTTACCCGCCGCGTCGGCAGCTATTAACGCTCTCTCAAGCCTGGCTTGATCGATCAATCTTCTAAATCCTCGTACTTTCTAGCCAGTTCCTCTGCTATCTGAGATTGTTGACCTGACTGATCACCCTCCTTTTTTTCTTCTCCAGGAGTCTTTGACATCCTGTCTGATAGCACTGGATGAGCAGCCATAATGCTATCTCTTATCTTGTTACGCAGAACTAGGATTTCATCAGTATTCCTAAGACCTGGTGGTAGTAAATTCATGGCGGCGGTGGTGGCTCTCTCAACTTCTCTAGCGACCAACTCTTTTTGTTTCGTAAGATCGCCTCTGATTTTAGCCTGCTGCAATTCTCTGCTTTGATCCAAAGTTGCAATCGCTTGTTCCAAAGGCAGATCAGAAACGATAGCGAATTGCTCTGCTGCCGCTCTTGTCGCGCCTTCTTGCTCGAAGCCTTTGATCGACAACTCAATACCGCGAAGCCTATTTTCTTCTTTCTTAATCGCTGCTTTTTGTTCATTCTCGATCTCGGCCTGGTCAAAGCCTAGCTGTATTGCTCTGTTCTTGGCCTCCAAAGCTCTACGTTGTGCGCTTGCAGTAGCAGCTTGCTTTCCAGCGTCACTCAAACCGCCAGCTAAATCACCCCTGGCTATGCCTGCACCCAAAGCAATCAGTGTTTGAGCGCCGGTTTCTTGCCTTAGCTTGCCCATCTGCTCTTCTAGAAACTGCTCTTGCTTTTGACGAAGCGGGGTGTAATCGATTGTTGGTATCTTTTGATTCTGCACAGCAGTGACTAAGTCCTGATATCTCCTTGATATCTCCTCTGCATCTGCCATGCGTAGATCTGCTAAAGATCTTTTTTCCTGTCGTAACCTCTCCTGAGCATCTAGCAGAGGCTGTGTGTCGATGCCAGGGATAACAATTTCACCTTCAACATTTGGCCCCGACGAGCTTGCGTCTCCTGACCTACCAAACTTACTTGCATCCTCCTGACCGGCGTTACTCCCCACTATATTTATAGCGTCTTGAGGATTCACTTTTGGTTCAAAAAACTGTCTTGTCGCTGGATCAGAATAGATAGGTTGGGATAGCGGATCGAGTTGATCGTCAGAGACCAGTTGTAATGAATCTTCATCTGCCTCGTTTCGACTGATCATATTTTCTAGCTCAAGCATTCTCGCGCTTGCCTGATCTATAAACCTATCCCTAGGATTTGCGCCAAGCTCTGTCCTTATGCCCCGCCTAGTGGACATTGACTCTGGAGACATTAAGTCAGAGAAATCTTCACCAAGTATTTGTGATATCAACTCATCTCTAGTTCTCGATTCAGGATCTGGTCTGGCACCACGCCTAGTAGAAAGTGTAGGTCTTTGATAATCGTAGAGACTTGCAGCCATTTCCTCCATCGTTCTGCCACCCCCAAACATTTCCACAACACCTCCGTCATACATACCCATAGGAGGTTGCTGCATAGGCATTTCGGGTGGCATAGGTTGTGGCATAGGTGCGGGAACGCCTGCCATCGCTGCCTGCTGTTGCGGCATAGACATCATGGCGGCTTGCATCTCTGGGTTTGGTGGCGACATCGCAGCAATCCCTTGCTGAACGATCTGATCCTTCACGGTGCCCTGGGGCTGTCTTTCCTGAAATCGTTTACGCATATCAGATCGGCGCTGGATCTCAGATATGACAAGGAACTGAGGCACCTGACCCGTGGGTTGTTGTGCTTCCTTCTGTAAGGCTTGATCAGGCAAGCCTTTGATCATGTCTTCGATTTCTAAGATGTTCATTAGCCGCCTCGCAATGCGTTATACAGACCTACGCCGCCGATACCTGCGCCCAGTAGCTGTTGGGTTTCGCTTGGCCCACCGAACGTGGCAGTGGTTGTTCCTGGTGTAACGGGCAGTCCTTGTAATAACTGACTGAAGAAAGCAAGCTGCTCTCTTGGGAACGCTTGCTGACGCAAGAAGTCTTGATATCCAAGATCAAGTCCACGTTGCTGTAGTTCCCGCTGTATCTGCCCTGCTGCCTGCAAGTTACGCAGACGATCAAACGCCATACGCTGCTCGTCGGTGCCAAGCTGTCCGAGCAGTCTAGCTGCATCAAGCTGCTGCCCTCTGGTAGCGCGATCTGCCTCCAGACCAGCAAGACCCAGCCTTGCTCTGGTCTCTTCAAGCTGCGCTTGCTCTTGACGTGCTCGCATACGCGCTTCGTTTTCCGCTTGGTTGACGCGCTCTTGTAGCTCTTGTGCGCTCAGTCCAAGACGTGCAGCTTCTTGTCTTGCAGCTTCTCTGGCTTGGAATACAGCACGATCCTCTTGCTGTTGCGCCAAACGCAACTGTTGATTCTGAGCAAAGGCATCTTGTTGGAATCGCTCTTGCGCTTGTCTGGCAGCATCCTCTTGCTGCTGAGCAGTCATGCCCATCTCGGCTGCACGTTGACGTGCCTGCTCGCCCGCTTGGAAAGCTTGTTGCTGGAACTGCTCTCTCTGGGCTGCAACGTCGGCAGTCTGACCAAATGCAGCTTGTCTGAATTGTTCCTGCGCTTGTCTTGCTGCGTCTTCCTGCTGCTGGGCTGTCATACCCATTTCAGCCGCCCTCTGCCTAGCTTGCTCGCCAGTCTGGAACGCTTGCTGCCTGAACTGCTCTGCCTGTTGTGCCGCTCTTTCTCGTTGCTCCGATGCGGTCAAACCGAATTGCGCTTCTTGCAATCTAGCGGCCCGATCAGCCTCAAATGCTTGTTGTGCTTGCTCGAATGCAGCCTGACTACCGCGAGTTTGTATATCAGCCAACTGTTGACCTAGGTTACGCTCACGCTCTGCCTGCATGATCGCTTCTCGATATCCGCCCAATCCGCCAGCTTGTGCGGCTGTTTGTGATATCTCAGCGGCCTGTATGTCAGACTGACGTTGCGCCTCACGCTTCTCAATATCCGTTACCAACTGCTGGTAAGGATTCATGTAAGACTCTAGCGTTGCAGGATCAGCAATAGTGCCTGCTTGAAACCCCGGCCCTAAATCCACTTGCCCTGTGTATTGAGACTGGATATCTCTTGCTTGATACAGAGGATCAAAACGACCAGCTTCGTATCCTGATTCTAGGGGGCCAACATCAAAACCAGACTGGCGCTCACGGGCTTGATACATTGGGTCAAAGGCACCCGCCTGATAGCCAACATCACGCTGTCCTGCTTGGAATCCCTGCCCCAAAAATCCAGCGTCGTATCCAGTGCCGATGTCTCCAGCTTGGTACTCAGAAAACTGCATGGGAGGTCTGAATCCTCTAGCAACGTCCATCCCAGCACCAACGCCTTGGAATCCCACACCTGTGGCTATATCTGATGCAGACCTGATCTGTTGTGGTGTGCCAGCTTGTGCTATCTCAGCCATGCCCTGCATACCCGCTTGCTCGAACGGCGAGAACTCTGCTAGGCGCTGACCAGGAAAGGTTTCGTAAGGTCGTGTCGATTCATATACCGTTCTACCCAGAAGCTCTTCATAAAATGGTTGAGCGTATTCTGGTAGATTTGTTTGTGTTACGACGCTCTCTTGTACGCCGCCGCCGCCACTACTCTTACCCATTTACAAACTCCTCTCGTATACGACATACGATCTGCTGAAGTCATCTTGCTCCAGCCATTTCCAAAATCCCATACGGGCAGTGGCCTCTATGCCTGTGCAGTCGTTGTCTCTACCGAAATCCTTAAACTTCTCTAACATATCCCAGACCCAATCGTTAAAACGATCACCACCTAAAAACTGAACCGCGATCATGCGCTTCTCTGGATACTGCAATATCTCTGTGGTACCCACACCATCTATGTTGTTTTCGGCATCGAACGCAAGCCAAAGCTGTTGATTACCGTTAAGTATTGATGCGTACAAGAACTCCATATTCCATCTGCCGTGTGAACGCTTAATCGCTCTAGCAAGCTGCTCTCTGACATCAGGCCACAAGCTGTTGAGATAGTTGGGGGGCACCATTGTTATCGTGTGTGTGATCTCTCTAGGCGCATCCTTGCGGCAAACCTTTGGCTCTCTGGATAGATCTTTGATCTTGCTTTCATCAAACTCTAAGAGACTGTTCATGCAGGCAAAGCTCCTCCTGCCATAGCACCAAGAGGTGCGGGTTGTTTAGTGGTGCCAGTGCGCTCTTGTCGCACCCGATCCATCATGCCCTCAAGCTCTTGCACACCAGCGTTGGTGTCACCGTCTCCGATGCCGGACACAACATCAGCAGGCACGATAAACTCACCCGGAGAAACCGCTACGGGCTGAGAGTCTCCAATCATCCCCTGCACTTGATCATCCATGCCACCGCCTTGGCCCGTTATCACGCCCTCTTTTTGTGAGTTAGGGACAACGGATTCGAGAACCTGTGATCGCAGCATTTGGAAAGCTTCCGATCCGAACTCATCTATGAATCGGTTGATTACGGCCTCTGATTCTTCTTCAGACAATCTGCCGAGCAGCGCCATAGAAACCTGTTCTATTAGACGCATAGCTGCCTGCTGCGTCATTTCGGTTTCTCCACCCTCTTGCATTCTTGTGGCGTATTGAGAACCGTAGGTGGCATCCATGATGTCATCGAAATAGTCCTGATCTCTTTCTTGCTCTGCCTCATACTCATCAATCACTTTTTGAGCGGATTTGCGCTTTCTTGTAGAAACAGATCTTCTGTTAAGAATCTCCATGGCTTCTTCAACTCTAGGAGGTACAGATCTTGCGCCACCCATACCACCAGCTTTGCCGATGCCACCTATCCCTTGCATTAAAGCGGGATCGATTTGTGGTGTGGTGCCTGGAGCCGGAGTTCCTGGTGTTGGCACACCTGTCTGATCTGATGTCACGAAAGGACTTCTGAAGTAACTAATTTCTGGATCAAAGCCCGGCCTATAATTCATGGGCAACTCATCAGGAGTTTTCACTGGGCCGCGCAGACTAGCTTGTCTTGCAACAATCTGTGTTGGTCGTAGAGCACGATTAACATCAATGTCTCTTATGTCGCCACCATATCTCATCTGCATAGGCTCTCTGCCCATCATCTGCAACTCGTTGTATCGGCGCTGGAAGTCAGAGGGGTCAACGGATGTAATGCCACCTTGTGCCGCATACTGTGCGCCGTAGTTCAAGCCATAGTCAGATGCCACCTGTCCCGTTGCAGTGGTCAGTATGTCTCTTGACCGTCTTAGATCTTCTTCTCTCTCAGCAGCCCTTCTGCCGAACATACGATCACGCTCATCTTGAGCAGCCATCGCAGCACGTTGTCCCTCGCCTATGGCGATAGGTGCTGCCGCCATGGGGTTTAGAAGACCTTTCGCTGTCGCTCCTAAACCCTTTCCTCGAACAACGTCTAAAGGACTCATCGAAGCAGCAGCCTTTTGAGCACTGGCTAGGGCGTCTGTTGCTTTTGTGGCATCTACTACTGCGGGTAGTTCTTTAAGAGCGTCGGCAGTAAGTGTGCCTTTAGCGCCTATTTGCGCCCCAGAGACTGCTGCATCTGCCGCCTTTGTTGCATCTGCCGCTGCTTTAGCTGCTTGATCAACACCAGCAAGGGCTTTTGCTCCAGTCTCGAAAGCCTTGCCAATACCGAAGCCTGTAAGCCCAGAGACTAAGCCTTCTTTAAGGTCGCCAGTCACTGCTGTTGTTGCTAAGCCTGAGCCTATAGCACTAGCCAAAGCCCCTTTTCCTGCTGCGGCGGTCAACGCAGATCCAATTGCTCCTGTTCCAAGAGCACTTCCAGCCGCACCCAAAATGGTGCTACCAAACATACTACCCAGTAGTGGAGCTAGAAAGGGCAAGAAGGCTTCAGGCTGTCCCGTCATCGGGTTGGTTGTAAGCTGCCCTGTAGGCGACAGAGAGGCGATACCAGCCACTTCTATCGGGTTCATGTGTACCATCATGCTGTCGCCAAAACGGCCTTGCTGGGCCATCTGATCAGCCATGGCTTGCATGGGCGGTTGTGGCATTGGGTTTTGATACATCATTAGCTCGTCTCCACTCCGAAGAGATTGAATGAGAAGTCTCCTGAACTAGCGTACACCTTCACCACATCTGTCTGGCTTAGGCATATACCGATGACTACCGTTCTAGTGGTGGTAGCCGCTAAGTCTTCATCGTAAAAAATAAACTGCTTGTTGTCGGCAGTAGCCCCACCAACGTGGACGCTGACCCGAAAGGTGCCAGAAGAACCGCCCCTGTTAACAGCCACTAACGAACTGACGGTTGTTTGTGTGAGATCTGGAACTGTATATAGCGTGGTCGTGGTTGTGGCGCTTGGCGCTACTTGACCTAATACCTTGATGACATCTGTCACGATGCACCCATCAACAAGAACTGGAACCGACGCATAGCAAGAGACCCTGGCTTATCGCCCTGAGTCTTGGCTAGTTCTACATCGTTTTCTATCTGATCTAACGCCTGCTCCAACGTGCGTCGAGTGATCGCTTCGTTACTAACGTCGTACTCTGGTGCAGGCACTGGCAATGGATTCTGTCGTGTTGCCATTAGCGCCTACCGTCCTGTCGCATGTCGAATCGCAAATCACCTAGTCGCCAGCCGTAACCAAGACCAGAACTCTCAATACGCACCACTGCGTGTCGTGCGCGAGTCCTGATGTTGGACTGTGTGGTGCTCGATGTAACTGTTGCTGTGGCCTGTGTTGTCGGCGTCTCTAGCGGGAAGTTACTGCCTTTGATCGTGAAGTCCACAGAAGCGTCGGAGGTCAACCCGCTAAACTTGAAGTCAGGAACAATGCGGCTTATCATCATAAACCTATCGCCCTCCCCGATCTCCAGATCTCCTGACTCCACAAACGCAGTCATCGCTGACCCATCGTCATCGAACCCTGTTTCATGGTTGTACAAAAAGTTTGCGTCCGTCACACCCGTGTTCACAGATGACGCTATCGGATTGGAGTTTTGTGAGTATCCGATCCAAGCGCCCCGATCTAGTGTGCCAACTGCCCAAAGATTCTCTGCGTAGTTATATGACACATAGTTCGTGATCTCTGTATTGTCGGTGCCTACAGGGTAGAACCAGATCACCTCTGAAAAGTCGTTGTTCTCAGCGGCAAACACCTTGAACGCTTGACCTTTGTTCAGGTTAGAAAACACATGCTCCTTCACACTGCATGGCAGTGGTTGCACCGAACCGTTGTAGACATAGAATCCACCAGAGTCCATGAAGTACACCGCACCTCTGGCGTTGACCGCTGCGTTAGGCGAGATCATAGATACATCGGTGCTGAGCGTTGCAAACTGGAACGTAAAAGGCGCACCCGTGAAGCGCATAGAATGCAGGCTCACGTCGGTAAAGATCAGTATCTCTTGTCGTGTTTGCACCGCACCAACGATCTGCGAGCCTGAGTTGATTCGTACACCACCGGCTGTATTGGTGGCTGTAGGAGTCCAGTCAGCAGCGTTTTCTTGGTCAGCAAACCTTACAAGCAGCGGGTCTATGTTTGATGAACCTATCGGATTGACACCAAACGCAATGACGTGCTGATCGACATCAGATACTAGAACCTGCAATGCCACAGTCGGCACATTAGAGGCACCCGCCAATGCCGTGGCGTTGATGGCTCTCGTCCCTGTGCCAGATGATTCATCCCAGTAGTAGATGCCGCCACCACGGACGTTGAAGATGAGATCCTCGCCAAAGTTATCTTGACTGAATAGTCGTAGCTGACCGGCAGCAGCAACACTGCTGGAACTACCCCAAGTGCCAGAACCCCATGTGCCTGCACCCCAACCTGTGCCCTGCACAAATGTGTTCAAACCTGTATTGATCTGATACGTCGCAACCGTCGAACTACCACCATTACCTGTGTCACTAGAGTTAGCCGTGACAGCAGCACCGCTTGTGTCCTTGGCCTCAATGGTGAATGTGTTTGTCGTGGGCACAGACGCGATTTGATATTCCTGATTAAGAACGGTCGCGGTGATGTTGCCTCCAAGTGTTGCCGCATCACTGAACGTAACAAAATCGTTGACCACTGCGCCGTGTGCATTCTCAGTCACAGTGATAGTGGATGACCCGTCGGTTGCAGCAAAGGTGGCATCGCCAGCACCTGATGTCAGCCTGATCGGTGTGACATCGTTATATCCAGAACCCTCTGCTACATAAAACTTTAAGTTGGTGCCAATGCCAATGTAGTTGATGGATTCTAGTGATGACCAGTTATGCAGTGATCGGCACACGCCCAGAAAACTAGCGTCACTGTACTTTGTCCAGCCACCGATCTTTTCTACTCGGCCTTTGCGGAATCGAATCTTGTCAGAGTCGAACCAGCCAGCGTCTGCTGTGTATTCGGTTCCCTCTTTGTTAACGCCTGGGGCAAACTGTACTTTCGCCAGCGTCATCTAACGTCTACCAACCAGTGATGCGATACCAGAATGTATACCTACAGGGCCACCCGTGGCCTTCCCGACATTCATTGTTGGCCTGACGTTTGGCCTGAGACCAGCTTGCTCCATTTGTATCTGACGCATAATTTGTTGTTGCACATCAGAAGGAGAGGTTCGAGGAGCCACAACTGGCGCAGGCGCGACAACTGGCGCAGGCATCTGCTCTACTCGTCTGGGTGAAGTAGCAACAGGAGGAGAACCCAAGCCTGTTCTCCCTCTAAGAGCTTGATATCGGGGTGATTGATTTCTTTCTTCAGGGTTTGGCAGCAGGTTGTCACCAGGGCGCGCCATTATAGGCTGAGAAACTCGCAAGCTGCCGTCAGCATTTCTGCTAGATCCTCGTTCTCCAAACATTAGATTGGACTCTACTCGGCCTCTTAGGCTTTCTGGGCCTTGAGATCGCATCGCGCCTATTTCTTCAGGGCTTGGCGGTGGGTTGTTGCCAAGCAACGGGGCGCTTTCCACAGCGTCCATAAATACGTCGGATACTTGAACATCACCCGACCCTGGATTAACAGTCCTTGCCCCACCCTTTGAACCACTCTTACCAGATGATGCAGAACGACCGATCTGTCCGAAGTCGGGACGCCCCATGACTGGTCTTGGGAATGTTCTTTGGGGGAATCCTGTTGCCGGATCAACCATCCTACCGAAAGGAGATTGCTGTCCTGAAAGCAAAGCACTCAATCCTGTAGGAACTCCGTAACTGTAGCTTGGGCGACGATAGAAGTTTGTTGCACCCGAACCATAAGTGGGACGCATCGGAGGTCTTGGCATTGGCCTAGATATAGGTGGAGGGCGGAATCCTCTGTTTGGGATAGTTTGAGCAGAACCTTTAGATGCGCTTGTGCCTGGAGTACTTTTAGCCATTATTGATATTCTCCAGACCTAATCATTTCAGTGACTCTCGTTGCTCGATTACCGACTTGCTGCGCCCACTTGCTATCCATGAATTCATCAGCAGCTATATCAAACTGTTCACGCGACATTGCCTCTAAAGCTTTGACGAAGCCGCGCAATCTGGTCAGACCAAGGTTAAAACAGATGTCGATCATGGCATCTTGTCTGGCCTCATTCATAGCGACAAACCAGAAATAAGTCTCAGATAGCTCTCCCTTTACTCGCTCTATGTCATTTGCCAGTAAATAATTAATCTCGTCATCAGATAAACCAAGACCCGACTCTGAGATATTTCTACCAACGCCTATGGTCTCAAAACCAGCAGAGCACAGGTAAACCTTTGACTTCACGCCCTCATGGCGCTTAATCATTTCAACTAGCTTACTCATTACTTACCAACACCTTTGACGCGCTCGTAGGATCTGGCACCGCCCAACCCAAGCATGCCAAGAAGCAAAGGCATCATCACACCGGCATCCGCTTGAGGGATAATAACGCCAAAACCTGCTGCGATTGGAGCCACCAAGAAGTTAACCATCAAGCCTAGTACGCAGGTATAGCCAGCGAGCGGTCGCCACGATGATTGAAACCAATTGCCTTTTGCATCCAGCTTCAAAACTTCGATCTGTTCTAAAGCAATCTGCTGACCATGCTTTTCTGACATAGTAGCGATTTCGTGGGCCAGCTTGTTCTTAGTGTCAGCATCAGGAATAAACTTATCCAGCAAGCCTGTAACTGGGCCGATTAGTTGTCCTACTAAACTCATAATCTATTTCCTATTTGACCATGCTTGTGCGCCAAAAAACGCAGCTAGGATGCCTGCAACGGATACAAAGTAGACTGCCGCCATATCGCCTAAGATAGAGGCAGCTTGATTCATCCCGAAGAACTCACTGACAACAACAAGCGATGGATAAAGCAGCATCCCCCAAAGAGCGAACCATGACATGGCACGTTGAGCATCTGCTCGTTCATGCCGCAAGCGTAGCTCCTGCAACTCTTTGCTCGTCTGTAGCTCTTCGTCAGTAACAATGCCATCACCATCCGCATCGTAGTTAGCGTACTCGCTGTTTGGCTCTAGCTTTTTCGCTGCCATATCAGTCCCAGAACTTCGTATTAGGTTTTGCGTATTTAGGCACACAGTACGCTGTCACGTTTTGCTGTGATGATATTCGATTGTTTTGCACCATTTTGTACTGACCAGATTCGATCATATGAGCAAAGAAATTACAGCGATCAATCGTGCGAAAGAAAAACCGCTCCTCTATCGGTGCATTATCGACCACAACGACAAGCAGGAACGCCATAATCATCCATACATCCTCAGTAGGATTGCGAAACCCATTGTAATGATGATCCCACCAATTAGAAGCGTTATTGCTCCGACTAAGATTTGATT